GGGTGCAGCCGGTCAAGGACTCCGACGGGCCCGGCACGATCCTCGACCCGGACCTGCTCGAGCGCACCCACGCGCTCATCGACCAGAAGCTCGGCGGCCCGTCCGACCGCGGCGCACGTGACCTCGGCATCGAGAAGACGTCGTCCGCCGGCAAGCCGCTGAGCGACTACACGGACCTCGTCGTCGTCAACGAGCACGGCGAGCTCGGACCGACTCTCGCGTGGCGGTCCGACAAGTTCACCAGCGCCGCGGACATCGCAGCGCTCACCTGACTTCCCCACGCCGTGGGGAGTGACCGGAACGGTCAACCATCAACCCGAAACGGGAGATACCGATGTCGGAAGACGACAACAAGCCGAAGCAGACCGAGGGCGCAACGCTCGAGGAAAAGCTGGCGGCAGCACTCGCCGACGCTGAGAAGTGGAAGGGCCTGTCTCGCAAGAACGAGGAGCGGGCCACGTCGAACGCCGAGAAGGCGAAGAAGTTCGACGAGCACGAGGAAGCGAGCAAGACCGAGCTCGAGAAGGTCCAGGCACGCGCCGAGGCCGCCGAGAGGGCCGTCGCGGAACGCGACGCCAAGGAGGCAGCCGCCAAGCTCCGCGACGACATCGCCAAGGAGAAGGGCTTCGCCGATCGCAAGATCAAGGCGTCCGCCCTCCGTGGCACGACTCGCGAAGAGCTCGAAGCGCACGCCGACGAACTGCTCGAGCTGATCCCCGCTCCGCCCGGAGCGCCGTCCGCTGACGGTCAGGGAGCTGCCGGTGGAGACATCGGCAAGGGCGAGCAGTCGGTCGACGACATCGTGGCGGCCGCAACCGCCAGGTAACCCCCGCTGGTGTTCGCCACGAACCCCAAGCGGCCACATCACACCACCAAGGAGGAATCGTGGCAAACATCTTCACCAAGGGCGAGAAGCTGGCGGCAACCGCGCTGGCCCTGCTCAAGAAGACCATCAAGGCCCCCGGTCTGTTCACCACGAAGTACGGCGTCGCCGACTTCGCCGGAGCCGAGGGCGACACGATCGGGATCAAGCGCCCGGCCGTGCTCGTCGCTCGCAAGAAGGAGTGGCGCGGAGACGACAAGATCGTCATCGACAAGCTGGTGAACACGAAGATCCAGATGACCCTGGATCAGCACCTCTACAGCGCCGTGCAGCTCTCCCCCGAGGAGGAGACGCTGGACGAGGTCAACTACGTCCGCGACGTCCAGGCCCCGCAGGTCGCTGCGGTCGCCGAAGCGGTCGCCGCGGCCGTGGTCAACGCGCTCACGGGCGCGACCTTCGTCAACTCGGTCAAGTTCAACCCGAACAGCGCCGACGAGATGGAGAAGGACCCGCGGAAGGTCGCCATCCGCGCCCGGAAGCTGTTCCAGAAGGCGCATGTGCCGGCCACGGGCCGGTACTGGCTCGTCGGCGCGGACATCTCCGAGGCCATCGCGTCGCACGACAAGCTGCTCGAGGTTGACACCTCCGGGCTGCCCGAGGCGCTGCGCGAGGGTGTCGTCGGTCGTCTCGGCGGCTTCACCATCGTCGAGCTCGACGAGCTCGACGCGACTGCGTCGTACTTCGTGCACGAGTCGGCGATCGCCTGGGCCGTCGTGGCCCCGGTGGTCCCGAACGGTGTCGCGAAGGGCGGCGGCGTCGCGGCCGGCAACGGTCTCGCCGTCACGCAGCTGTGGGACTACGACAGCGACTACCTGAAGGACCGCTCGGTGGTCCACGCCTTCGCCGGCGCGACCCCCGTGCAGGACCCGAAGACGAACGCTGACGGCTCGCTCGTCCTCGACGGCGACAACAAGCCGACCCTGCAGTTCGTGCGTGGCATCAAGGTCACGTACAGCACCACGGCACCTTCGGGTTCCTGAGAGGAGTGAGGTCATGGCCGAAGCGCTGGCAACGAAGGACGACGTCGTCGCGACGCTCGGCCGTGACCTCACCGCCTCCGAGGCGAAGCAGGTCGACAAGCACCTACTGAAGGTGTCGGAGCTGTTCCGCCTCGAAGCGCGCCAGCAGTTCACCCCGGGCCGGTCCACCAACCGGCTCCGGGTGACTGCCGGCGCGCTCACCCTCCCGCAGCGCCCCGTGCGCGCGGTCCACACGGTCGACGGCGAGCCCGCCGACCAGTTCACCCTCATCGGGCAGCGCCTCGAGGTGCCGGTCCAAACCGGCACGATGGTCGTGGTCGACTACGAGCACGGCTCCGACGAGATCCCCGACCTGGTCACGCTGACCGTCGCCGGTATCGTCGCGCAGCTCTTCGAGGCCGACCCTCGTGCCCGCGCCGGCGTCTCGCAGCGCGGAGAGACCCGCGGCCCGTTCAGCACGCAGGAGACGTACGCGGCCTGGGCGCAGGGCGCGGCCCCGCGGCTCGCTCCCGACGACGTTCGCACCGCGCAGTCGTACCGGGTGAAGTCGTACGGCCTGATCGTGCAGGGGTACTGATGCCGGGCGAGACCGTCACCTGGCACCACCGTACCGACACCGGCCAGCGCGACCGGTACAACAAGCCGATCCTCACCGACGCCGACACTCCCCTCGACGATGTCCTCATCGCGCCGAACCTCGGCGACGAAGTCACCGGGACCGCCGAGAACACCTCGAGCACCCGGATCACCCTCTACCTCCCGGCCGTCGCCGGCATCGGCTCCGACGACGAGCTCACCGTCCGCGGCACCCGCTACAAGGTCCTCGCCGACGAAGCCGACTGGTCGACCGGCATGAGCGACTGGAAGCCCGGCTCCGTCGTGCAGCTCGAGCGGAAGGACTACGTCAGTGCCTAAGTCACGCGTCGTCCTCAACCGCCGCGGCTTCGGTGCCGTCCTCGCGTCCAAGGGCATCGAGGACCAGCTGCGCCCCTTCGCCGACGACATCGCGGCGCAGATCCCCGGCGGCGCAACCGTTACCGCGATCCGCACCGGCGTCGGCACCTCCAACTCCCGCGTCCGTATCCGCGTCGAGGCCGTGGTGTGGGAACGCGCCCGGCTCATCGCCGCGATGCGCCAGGTCCTCAGCAACGCCCAGTCCCGCTAGGAGGGCCCGTGCACGGCATCGTCTACGACGACTTCCTCGCCCACCTCATCCGGCGCACCGACGCCCTTCTCACGGCCCGGAGCGAGCCGCACGCGGCCGGCGTCGAGGTCTCCGACCAGAAGTCCCCCGACAGTCGCCGAGCGGTCGTCCTGACGACCAGCCCGGGCGGCGGCACCAGCAACACCGTGCGGACCGCCTACGTCACGGTCGACGTCATCACCGACGACCAAGGCACCACGGTCGACCTGATCAACCTCGTGCTCGCGCTGGCGACCTCGCGCGGTGCAGGCGGCATGGTCGACGGCTCTCCGATCACCTTCGCCGAGGTCAATGGCGGCCCGAACGCGGATCCCGCGGCGGACGGCTACTTCAAGCAGACCGCGCAGCTCGAGCTGCGACATCGCGGCCGCAGCCTCTGACCCACCATCTCGAAGCCCTGCCACCGGCGGGGCTTCTCTCGTTCCTCCCACCGAGCAGGGACCCCAGGGGCACTCGCCCACCACACCACAACTGGAAGGAAGGGCCCTCGTGACCCTCGAAGCAGAGAACGTCCGCGTAGCGGTCACGGGCGCGGTGTACAGCGCCCCGAAGACCGCTACGCGACCCACCCGCGCCACCAGCGCCCTCACCGGCTACGGCGACCACGGCTACATCGGCGATGGCGGTGTCACCGAGACCCGCGACCGGTCGACCAACCAGATCCGCGCCTGGCAGAACGGTGCCCTCGTCCGCGAGGTCGTCACCGAGTCCTCGATGAAGTACCAGTTCATCCTCCTCGAGACGAAGAAGGAGAACATCGAGCTCTACTACGGCTCGAAGGTCGCCGACAACGGCTCGATCAAGATCAACCCGTCGAAGACCGGCGGCCGCCGCCGGTTCGTCATCGACGTCATCGACGACGAGGACCTGATCCGCGTCGACATCCCCGACGGCGAGATCACCGAGGTCGGCGACCAGGTGTACGTGAACGGCGAGCCGATCGGCTACGAGGTCACCGTCACCAGCTACGCGATCACCGACGGCGACGAGTCCTACTCGGCCATCAAGTGGTACGGCAGCCTCGACACCACCGAGGGGGCCGCCGCGTGAGCGCCGACAAGCCGATCTACGTCCGCCACGTCCACACGGGCGAGATCAAGACCGTCACGGCCGAGCAGCGCGAGAACCAGGACAAGAACTACTGGGTCCGCGTCACCGGCGACGTCGAGGTCACGAAGCCGGACGCCGAGCCGCCGTCGACCGACGTCGAGAAGGCGGCCCCGAAGACCACTCCGAAGGCGTCCGCGCCCAAGGAGTGACCCACCGGCGTGCCGGGGCGCTCGGGCCCCGGCACGCCTCCTCCCACCATCCCGAGCACTCTCAACCGAGCCAGGAGAAACCAGTGAGCGACACCAATTCCGTCGAGATCGAGCCGACAGTCCGCAAGGACCTCGAGATGGGCTACGGCGAGGGACGCAAGTTCCTGCTGTCCGGGCGCATCCCCCCGGAGATCATGACTATCCAGGCGCAGTCGAAGCAGCCGCGCAACCCCGCGAAGACCGCCCAGGACGCGTACCAGCGCGAGGTCGGCGTCGCGATGATCGACCGCTTCTACGAGCTCGTCGTCCCGGACGACTTCAAGGCCGTCCTCGACATGACGGACCTGCCCAAGGTCTTCGAGAAGTGGTCGGGGCACGTGGGCCTGGGGGAATCCAAGGACTCCGACAGCTAGCGGAGTCCTACCCCGACGAGCTCGTCTGGGAACTCCACAAGCTCGGGATCGACCCCGCCGACATCGGCGGTGAGAACACCCCAGACCGGAAGGCGGTCGCCCACGTGAAGGTCGACCGCCTTCTGCGTGTCGCCACGCGTGAGCCGTCGTCGGTCCTGTTCGCAGCGACCCACGGATGGGCGTTCCCCGTCTCGCGCGAGTGGATCCAGGCCGCCGATCACATCGACGCCTTCTACGCGGCGAACAGCAACGGCCGCCGGCCGAAGCCGTACCCGCGGCCCTGGGAAGACAACAACACCGTCCGACTCGGCAAGACCGATCTCACCCCCGCACAAGCGCGGGAGGTGCTGCGAAAGAACAGGGGCTGACCGATGTCGACCGAATCTGCTGTCGCGTACGTCTCCGTCGTCCCCACGGCGAAGGGTGCCGGGCGCACCATCGAGCGGGAGATCAACCCGCAGGCGCTCGGCACCTCCGTCGGTAACAAGATGTCCGGCAGCTTCCTCAAGTCCGTCGGCTCGATGGCCGCGACGACGACGAAGGTGATCGGTGGCTCCGTCCTGGCCATCGGCGCGACCATCGGCGCGGTCGCCGCCAAGAAGGGCCTTGGCCGACTCCTCGACATCGACGACGCCAAGGGCAAGCTCGCTGGCCTCAAGACCTCCACCGAGGGCATCGCGAAGATCATGGACAGCGCCCTCGCGTCCGTGAAGGGCACCGCGTTCGGGCTCGGCGACGCCGCTGGTGTCGCCTCGAACGCCGTCGCCGCCGGCATCAAGCCCGGCCAGGCGCTCACGAAGTACCTCAAGCTCACCGCTGACGCAGCCACCATCGCGGGCACCTCGCTCGGCGAGATGGGCTCGATCATCAACAAGACCACCACCAGCGGCAAGGTCTACACCGACAACCTCAACCAGCTCGCCGACCGGGGCATCCCGATCTTCCAGTGGCTGCAGAACGAGTACAAGGTCTCCGCCGACGACCTCTCCGACATGGTCCGCAAGGGCGAGGTCGACTCGGCCACCTTCCGCAAGGTCATCCAGGAGAACATCGGCGGCGCAGCCCTCGCCTCCGGCAAGACCGTCCGTGGCGCGGCCGCGAACATGGGCGCTTCCCTCGGCCGCATCGGCGCGATGTTCCTCTCCGGAGCCGTCACCGGTGCGCCCGCGCTGTTCACCTCGATCACGAACGCCGTCGACCGCGGTGGGGCCGCCCTGCAGCCCTTCGCCGACGTCCTCAACGAGAAGGTCACGAAGGGGATGGCAGCCCTGGCCGGCTGGATCGACCGCGTCGACTTCGGCAAGGTCATCGCTGGGGCCTCCGCGTTCATCGGCAAGATCCGCGACGTCTTCACCTCGCTGAGCAGCGGCGACACCGACACCGCCCTCGGCAGCGTCGGCTCGTCCCTGTCCAAGCTCACCCCGGCCTTCACCGCGTTCCGTGACCAGCTGCCGGAGCTCGGCGACTCCGCCGGCAAGCTCGCCGCTGCGGGGATCACGGTCCTCGCTGGCGTCCTCGGGTTCCTCGCCGACCACGTCGACACGATCGTCAAGTACATGCCGCTGATCGTTGCCGGCTTCATCGCCTGGCAGCTCGCCTCCCGGGCGACGGCCGCCGCGTCGATCGTGCTCCGCACCGCCGAGCTCCTGGCCCTGCCCGTGCAGGTGCAGCGGAACCTGCTCCGCCTCGAGGCCGCGCGCCTCGAGTACGCGAGCGCACGCGCGATGGGCGTCTCCACCGGAGCCACCGTCACCAGCACCGCGGCGACTAATCAGAACGCGTCCGCCCTCGGCAAGCTCACCCTCGCGCAGCGCATCTCGACCATCGCGACGACCGTCGGTGCGGTCGCGATGCGGATCATGGGCGGTGCGGTCCGCTTCGCCCTCGGACCCGTCGGCCTGATCATCACCGCGGTCGGCCTGCTCGTCGCCGGCCTGGTGTGGTTCTTCACCCAGACCAAGCTCGGCCAGTCGATCGTGCAGACCGTCTTCGCCGCGATCAAGGTCGCGGTCGCAGCGGTTGGTGACGTCTTCGTGTGGCTCTGGGAGAACGCTGTCAAGCCCGCCTGGGACGGCATCGCCACCGGGGCGACCTGGCTGTGGCAGACCATCCTGCAGCCCGCGTTCGCCGGCATCGCTCTCGCCGTGCAGACCGTCGGCGGGTTCTTCGTCGCCCTGTGGACGAACTACATCGCCCCGCCGCTCACCGCGATCGGGAACGCCGTCAGCTACCTCTGGTCGTCGTGGATCTCGCCGGTCTTCCAGCTGATCGGTGCGGTCTTCGTCTGGGTCGGCGGCCTCATCGCCTCGACCGTGTCCGCCATCACCAACATCCTCGTCAACATCCTCGGCGCAGCGTTCACCGCGCTGTGGGCCGGCATCATCCAGCCGGTCTTCACGTGGATCGGAGCGGCGATCTCGGCCTGGTGGACCGCCACGCAGACGATCTTCGGCTTCGTCGTCGGCTTCGTCCGGAACACACTCGGCGCAGCCTTCACCTGGCTGTGGACGGGCGTGATCTCACCGGTGTTCAACTGGATCGGGTCGGCCGTCTCCGCCTGGTGGACCGGTGTCGTCCAGCCCGTGTTCGGTGCCGTGGTCGGCTTCCTGCGGACCACCCTCGGCCCGGTGTTCACCTGGCTGCGCGACACGATCTTCCGCCCGGTCTTCTCCGGCATCGGCACGATCGTCCGCGGCGTCTGGAACTCCTGGATCAAGCCCGTCTTCGACAAGATCGTCGACATCGCGAAGAACACCGTGCCCAAGGCGTTCTCGACCATGAAGGACGCGATCGGCAAGGCGTGGGACGGGGTCAAGGCAGCCGCCAAGCTCCCGATCAAGTTCGTCGTCGAGACGGTGATCCAGAAGGGGATCATCGACAACTTCAACAAGGCCGCGGACTTCTTCAAGACGAAGCACCTCCCCGACGTGTCTCTGCCGAAGGGCTTCGCAGGCGGCGGCATCCTGCCGGGCCGATCGCGGATGCGCGACGGCGATGACCAGCTCATCCCGATGCGGAAGGGCGAGGGCGTCCTGGTCTCCGAGGGCCTTCGCACCGCCGCGGACCGCCAGGCGTTCCTGGCAGCGAACGCTGCCGGCCGCCGAGGCATCGGCTTCGCATCGCTCATGGCTGGCGGCTTCGCCAAGGGCGGACTCATCGGCGCTGCGTCGTCCGGGTGGGACTGGCTCAAGGGCAAGGCCGGCAAGGCGTGGGACTGGACGAAGAACGCCGCCGAGACCGCGAAGTCGGTCGTCTCCGACCCGATGGGCACCCTCGGCAAGCTCGCGAAGGGCCTCATCAGCAAGATCCCCGGAGCCGGCGGGATGCTCGACGTCGCCAAGGGCGTCGGGCAGAAGATCCTGTCCGGCGCGATCGACAAGCTCAAGGGCATCGGCGACCTGAACCCGTTCGGTGGGAACGGGAAGAACGGCAACCTCGCGTCGTCTGCACTCGGCAAGGCGCTCGGCTTCGCGCCGGGCTCCGGCGTCGGTGCGACCGGTGGGCTGCTGCAGAAGGCCGCGGCGTCCGCGTGGAACAGCGCGTACCGGGCATCCGGCGGCATCCTCCGGCTCACGGAGGGCTACCGCGACCTCAAGGCGCAGGCGTACCGGTGGTCGCTGTTCCAGAACGGCGGGAACCTCGCCGCTCCCGTCGGCACGTCGGTGCACGGCTTCGGCCGCGCTGCCGACGTCGCCGGCGGTCAGGACTGGCTCCGCGCCCACGGCGCGAAGTACGGCTGGGCGAACACGGGCCTCGGGTTCTCGCAGCGCGAGCCGTGGCACTTCGAGTTCAAGGGCATGTCCCAGAACGTCCCGCAGCTCGCCGCCGGCGCGCTGGTCGGCCGTCGGCCGGGCGGGACGCTCGTCAACGTCGGCGAAGGCCGGTACGACGAGGCCGTGGTGCCGCTTACTCCGCGGATCACGGACGCCCTGTCGGGCGAAGCGCGGACCGTCCAGCGGGGCCCGCTCATCGGCAGTCTCACCATCCCGTCGTCCGGGTCCATCAAGGAAGACCTCGCTGAGGTCGACCACTACCTGAGCGCGCTCGAGCGGGGAGGACGTCACAAGTGAGCACCGACTGGAAGATCGACTGCGGGTCGGACGGGGTCATCCTGTTCGGCTCGCAGTCCTCCCGGTACCCGTTCGCGATCGCTCCCGAGGTCGGTGACGCGGACCGGGCGAACCAGGACAGCACCCTGCCGGGCATCGACGGCAACTTCTTCGGCGTCGACACCACGGCCGGGCAGACAGTCGCGTTCGGTATGACCGCGATCGGTGAGACCGATGCGGAGGCGGAGGCGCTGTACGCAGCGTTGCGTCGAGCGTGGCGGGCGGACACGATCCGTGCGACACCGGGCGCGGTCGCGACGCTGACCGCACCATCGGGACGGTCTACCTTCGGGCGGCCTCGGCGCATCACCCCGGCGTACATGCCGATCGGGTCGGGTGCGATCGGCATCACCGCCGACTTCGCCACCCAGGACGACCGCTGGTATGGGCCGCAGCGCACCTTGCCGGTGCCGCTTCGGCTCTCCCAGTCGGGTGGCTTCGTGTTCCCGCTGAAGTTCCCGATGGTCTCACGCGGGTACACGACAGCCGCCAACGCCTTCACGGTGGACGGCGACGTCGACACCTGGCCGGTCATCACGATCAAAGGCCCCATCCTCAACCCCACCGTCGAGGTCCCGGGCTGCTTCCGGTTCAGTGCGGCGCTGACGCTGCTGTACGACGAGCAGCTTCGCATCGACACGCGCCCGGGACGGCAGACGGTGCTCCGCACCGGTTCGAAGATCGCCGCCCTCACCCGGACATCGACGCTGCTCGCTGCTGCGTCGCTGTCGCCGGGCTCGCACACCTTCACCCTCTCCGGTTCGTCATCGACCGGCTCACCGACCGCGCAGATCGCTTGGCGTCCTGCGTACACGACCCCTTAGGAGGGGAACCAGCATGGCTCTTGACGGAGTGCCTTGGGCAATCGGCGGCGACGCAGAGCACGGACCGAGCGTCGCCCGTCAACTCGCGTACCTCGCGACGAACGGCAACGAGGGGATCGTCGGCCCTGGCGACCTGAAGGTCACGCAGCTGTCAGTCCCCGGGGCGGGCGTTCAGGTCGCAGCAGGCGGCGCATCGGTCCTAAACCGTGCGTCGTCGCAGGAGGCGTACACGGTGCGGAACCCGACCGCGGACACGACCTCGGTGAAGATCGCCGCGACCGGCTCCTCGGGCGGACGTTCCTACCTGGTCATCTGCCGCGTCGACAACCCCTACATCGACGGCAACGCGCAGGCCCCCGCTGACGCGGTGAACGGCCCCTACGATCGGTTCGACGTCATCGCGGGTGTCCCCGCGGGAACGACCCGACTGCAGGACATCGCTGCGTACGCCGGGGTCTCGGCGATCACCCTCGCCCGCATCGACCTGCCCGCCTCGACCGGCACGGTCACGAACGCGCAGATCACCGACCTTCGGGTGCTCGCGAACCCGCACGAGACGAAGATCACGTCAGCGAACCTCGGCACCGTCTCCGGGTCGATGGACACGACCGCCGACAAGGCGTTCCCGCCGTACCAGCCGACCATCGACGTTCCGATCTGGGCAACCCACGTTCGGATCAATCTCAGCATCTCGCAGCTGTCCGCAGCCGGCAACTCGAACGGCTTCGTGACGCTGTCCGCTCGGGACACCGCCGGCACCACGGTGATCGGCGGCACCGACACGATGGCGTACAACGTCGACACTGCCGGCACATCGGTCCGATTCGTGCACCTCGCGACGATCTACGTGAACATCTCCGCCTACCGGGGGAAGAGCTTCAAGCCGTTCGTTCACTTCCGCAAGTCGAGCGCCAACCAGAACGCACTCACGTACGACCAGTACTCGCAGATGGTGTGGGAAACGACGTTCTACGAGCGGATCAGCTGATGGAACGCATCATCATCCAGCGGGCCGCGACGGGCGAGGTGCTGTCGTACGACTACCGCAGCCTCTCACGCGACGCGTTCACTCGCGAGCTGTCCGCGGTTGGCACCATGCCGATCAGCATCAAGGCCGCGCAGGGGAAGGCTGTCGCGTCGGACGGCCTGCCCATGTTCGACGAGTGGGCGACCATCATCACGATCGACAACGACGGGCAGATCCGGTTCCGTGGCATCGTCACGGGCCTCGAGTACGCCGGACCCGAGTGGAAGATGACCGTCTCGGCGCTGCCGACCGTGCTCTACGGCTGCCCGTACGAGGACGCCCCTTACTACGGGGCCGAGGTCGACCCGGCGTCGATCGTCCGGAAGCTCGTCGCGCACGCGCAGTCGTTCCCCGATGCCGACCTCGGCCTCACCGTCGTCGGCACCACCCCGGTGCGAGTCGGTTCGTTCTCGACTCAGCGCCGCATTGAGGCGGAGACCTACTACGCCGAGAAGGTCGCTGACTACACCTCCGAGAACAAGGCCCTGCAAGCGCTCAAGAAGGTCGTTGCTGCCACCCGCAAGACGGCCGCCTCGCAGCGCAGCACGCGCGCGAGCACGTCCAAGGACCTGACGGCCGCAAAGAAGGCCCTTACGGCTGCCAAGCGGGTGCAGACGGCCGCGGAAAGCGCTCTGAAGGCGGCGCAGAAGACGAAGGACCCCGCGAAGATCGCCGCGGCGCAGACCGCGCTGAACAACGCGAAAGCCGGCGTCACCGCTGCGACAGGCACCGTCAACGCCCGACAGGCGGCCCTCGACGGCCGCGATGACACGCTGGCAGCGACCAACGCGCGCATCAAGACGCAGCAGGCCGCAGTCGACGCGCAGGCCGCGATCGTGCGGACCATGAAGGAGCGCAAGGACAAGGCGTCCGAGCTCAAGAGCGCCGCGCAGCAGGCGGAGTCTGAGGACGGCGGCGCGTACGCGCTCGAGGCGTGGGAGGCGCAGGACTGCGGTCGGCTCATCGACGACCTCGCGAAGGACGCGCCGTTCGACTGGGTCGAGGAGCACTACTGGTCCGGCGACCTCCCGCAGACCCGGATCCGGATTGCACACCCGCGCACCGGCCGGCGTCTGTCGGGCAGTGATGCGCCGACGTTCCAGCAGGGCGTCAACATCACCGTCCAGCTGCAGCCGGCGTCGTCCGGCGGCGACTTCGCGAACACCGTGTTCGGAATCGGAGCAGGTGAGGGCGCGGGTTCCATCCGACGGACGATCTCCAAGCGCGACGGGCGCATCCGCCGCGTCGCCACCCTGCAGTCGAAGGACATCAAGTCCAAGCAGGACATGGACACCCGTCTGCAAGCAGAGCTCGTCGCTCGGCAGCACACCCTCGCCGTCGACTCGATCACCGTCGCTAACCACCCGAACAGCCCCCGCGGTTCGTACAACCTTGGCGACGACATCTACGTCCAGGGCAACGTGCCGCACTACGGCGAATTCGGACTGTGGCACCGCATCGTCGGCCTCACCGAGAAGACCGACGGTACGACCGAGGTCAGCCTGCAGCTGACCGATTCATTCACGTACGGAGCAGGAGTCGAGTGATGAACGGACCAGAGAAGGTCGCCCGCCGCCTGTACGAGATGCAGAACAAGATCGACCGCAACGGTGCCGCCTCACAGCTCGGGAACACCACGATCGGCGGCGAGGCTGCAGTCGCCGTCGTCGGCGTCGTGACGGAGGCTGTCGTCACGAACGAAGCGCTCCCCGACGTGCAGGAAGACGTCGCGGACGCCAGCGAGAGCGCTTCCGACCTGACGGCCATGTTCGACTCGTTCGACGAGGACATGGACGCCCGGTTCGAGAACGCCCGCGCCGAGCTCGACGACCGGGACGCCGAGATCGAGTCGTCGATGACGCAGATCGAGGAGACCTTCAGCACCCAGTACGAGGGCCTGTCGGAGAACGTCGACACCGCCATCCGCGCCGCCGGCGACGCCAAGACCGAGGCGGAAGCGGCATCCGATGCAGCTCTCGCAGCGGCAGGGCTCGCCGCATCCAAGGGCGAGACCATCGTCCAGGTGTCGGCCCCGTCCGGGTCGCGAGCGAACACCGCGAACCTGTGGATCGACATCTCCACGAACGCCGACGGCGTCCCGAAGAACCAGCCCAACCGGTACAACCCCGAGACGACAAAGTGGGAACCGATCACCGACGCGCAGGCGGTCGCAGCAGCGCAGGCCGCGGCGAACGCGATCACCGCCGCGCAGGCAGCGAAGGACGTCGCCGACCAGGCCAACGCTGCCGCCGGTGTCGCCAAGCAGACCGCGGTGGACGCGAACACGGCCGCCCTGCAGGCAGCCGGCATAGCGAACAGCAAGGGCAAGGTCATCCCGCAGGCTTCCAAGCCCACCGGCGCGAACGCCGCCGCGGGGAATCTCTGGATCCGCACCAGCGACAACACCCCGTGGGTGTACGACCCGTCGATCCCCGACTGGGTGCAGGTCACCGACAAGAACGCCACCGACGCCGCCGCGGCAGCTGTGCAGGCGCAGCAGGCGGCTACGGCTGCCGCGAACGCTGCTCAGGCTGCCCAGGCGACGGCGGACAGCAAGCCGCTGATCCTGTTCTCGTCGACGTCGGGCCCATCCGGCACCGCGCCGACCGGATCTACGTGGTTCCTCTGGGACTCGGCGAAGAACATCGCTGGGCAGTGGCTGCAGTCCGGCACCCTCGCCGCACCGGAGTGGACGCCACAGCAGATCACCTCGCAGGTCATCGCGAACCTTGACCTCGGCAAGCTCACCGCCGGGTCCGCGGCGATCGCCGAGCTTGTGGCGCAGAAGATCGCCGCATCGACGGCGAACTTCCAGACCGTCAACGTGTCGAACCTGTTCGTCACGCAGGGCGCGACCATGTCGCAGGCCACGATCGACTTCCTGTTCGCGAACGTCGTCATGGCCAAGAAGATCACCGCCGGCATGATCGACGTGGACACCCTCAACGGCATCTCGCTGACGGGGGTGACCATCGACGCGGGCACGTTCACCAGCGTGAGCAGCAACGCGGACGGATCGAGCACCACGACAACGATGCTGCGCGGCGGGCAACTGCAGTTCCAGAACCGAGTCAACGGCAGCCTGACCGGGCAGTCGTCCGTCTACTCCACCGGCGGAACCCTGCAGTTCTCGAACCCCAACGGATACATGATGCTGGGGGCTGGCACCCTGCGTCTCGGTGATCGCGGCCTCTCAGCAGGTCTGACGAGTTTCAAGATCGGCCCGGGCGGTTCCGAGTCGTTCACCATCGACGGCGACAGCGGCGACACTGCGTCGACCGGCAAGGGCACGTTCGGCGGGATCGTCCAGAGCCGTGCGTTCCGAGCCCCCGTGACGAACGATGCGAGCCTGACGTCGACCGGCCATGGGTTCCAGGTCGGCACGGACGACGGCGCGAACCTGATCGCGGACAACAACGAGATCATGGCCCGCAACAACGGTGGTCCCGCGTCACTGTTCATCAACGCCGACGGCGGCAACGTCGGGATCGGCGGTGCCGGCAGCACCGTCACCGTCACCGGTCGGTTGGTGCAGCCCGGCGACACGGACTGGATCAACTTCAATGCGACCGCGGGCACGGTGGATACTGCGTCACCGCCGCAGTACCGACGCGTCGGCGGCTGGGTCTCGCTGCGCGGCAACATCGCGCCCACGACGACCTCGCAGACCGTCGGCAACCTGCCTGCCGGCTTCCGTCCTGGGGTCACCATCGAAGCGTCGTGCGTCCGCGGAACCGGCACAACCGCGACGCCCGTGTTCTGGGACGTCCGACTGCAGGCCGGGGGCAACCTCGCGCTCATGGGGCCGTCCGGCGGTTCCGCCAGCATCAACCTCGGCGGGTTCCCCGCGTTCCTGGCCGACAACTAGGAGCGCACCTCCCCCTTCCCACCCCGCTCAATGCCGTCCCACCCGGGGCGGCATTCGTCGTTCCAGGAGCCCCCATGAAGTGGAAGTTCAGCAGTATCTACAGCGTCGGCCCGTCGTCGTACGGGGACCGCCGCGGCATCGAACAGACCGTCACCAGCGCCCGTGTGGCGCTGCAGGTGCTGACGGTCATCGTGAAGTTCAACGCCTACCTCCGGCAGAAAAGCCGCACCGGTTCCTTGTCGGTGAACGAGGGCAAACGGTCCCGCATCCGGCAGATGTTCCTGTGGGTGAACCGCCACATCCTCGGCGTCGTCGTTGCACCGCCGTACACATCCCCGCACGACGAGGTCCGCCACGGCAATGCGATCGACTTCGGCATCACCGAGGAAAACGGCTCGAACCGGGCGCTCAGCCCGGACGAGTTCACCGTGCTGCACAACATCGTCGCCGCCCACGGCGGCACGTGGACCGGCGTCAACTTCGGCGAGCCGTGGCACCACGAGATGGCGACCGCCGCCGAGAACGAGCTGCCCTACTTCGACGCCCGCGAACGGCTGACCGGCGCAGTGCCGGCGGCCCCCAAGCCCGACCCCATCCCCGAGCCGGCCGTCGTGCCGGACCCTGTCCCCGAGGAGGACGACATGCAGAAGGTGAAGTCGAAGGAGACCGGCAACCGGTA